GATTTCGTTCGAACTCCCTGAAAAAAAAATCACCCTGAAGCCCAAGCCGGCCCGGCCGAGTCCGTTCGCCCGGCGCGCCGCCCAGCATCCTCCACCTCCGTCTACGACTGGTGAGGAGGGCCTGGATATGTTTATGAACCCGGGCAAACGGACTGTGCCACCACCACCTCCTCCTGAGGAGTATGACGACGAATACGAGGATGACCCGGCCGACGAAGACCATCAACAGCAGCAGCAGTTTGGCGGAGGCGGTCCCCAGGAGCCTTCTGATGGATACAATACCATTGAGGATGAAAAGGCGGATCTTTTGAACAAAATCAGTCGTCTGAACAAAAAGGGTATCTCGTCAAGCCAGCGTCTCACAATCTATTCGGACATTGATGAGATCCGGACCGAGTATAAGCGCATGACGTATGGCATCGAGGTTGATCGGTCGATCAAGTTTCAGCGCCGTATGCTGATTGCCTGTGTCACGGGCCTCGAGTTTCTGAATGACAAATTTGACCCATTCGATGTCGAGCTGAACGGTTGGTCCCAGAACATGATGGAGAATATCGATGATTACGACGGGGTCTTTGAGGAGCTCTACAACAAATACAAGGCAAAGGTCCAGGTGGCTCCAGAGATTAAGATGATGATGATGGTCGGTGGCTCCGCGATGATGTTCCACTTGACCAACAGCATGTTCAAGGCGGCAGTCCCGAACGTGACGCAGGTGATGCAGCAAAATCCAGATCTCATGAAGAATATGGTTGACGCGGTCCAGCGGTCCCAGACGGCACCGCCGCCACCCGGGAGTCGTGACATGCGCGGACCCGGTATGGACTTTGGAGCCCTGATGAACATGATGGGCCCTCCACCATCGATGTCGACCCGTCCTGAGAAACTTCAGGAGACCGAGTCCGTCTCGGATATCGTGTCGGTCGATGAGGGTGATCCCGATCTCAAAGAGGTGAAAATGTCCAAAAAGAAGCGAGGAAAGAAGGAAGTGACCCTGTAAATTTTCTAAGTAAAAAGTAGCATGTTGAGTTATGCACCATTAGATGACTCGTGGGCAGCACCCAGCCCACCAGTCTACCCCCAAGTTCGTCCCGTCTCGGATTCGACCGAGTGTAACGTTCTTGTCATGTTGTTTGTGGGTGGCGTGATTCTCATGGGAATCATGGATTCTTTGAGAGGCATGGCGTGATGGTCGGCAGACTCAGAATATCCTGATTGACCGCGGCCCGGACCTGTTCCTGGAACACAATAGCCTGGGAAGTAATGGGTCCTGGCTCAAAGTTCATTTATATTTTATAAAGATTATAATAATGAAGCTCGTCTGGTACAGGGACAAGCCTTCTTTGCGCGACTCTGTACTCAAGGCTTTGACCGAGCGAAATATAAGTGCCAGGACGTATTCTATTTCGCCCGATTCTTTGTTTTTAAACGACGATTCCGTGATCACAGAAGTTCATGCTCTTTTGGGAATTAACGAATCTGATTTTATTGTCGCACCAGACTCGAAAAAGATTAAAATGAGAGGAGAGGCTGCGATTAATAATACAAACCCGAATAATGCACTCGGTCCAAGTGATGTTATGACGTATTACGGTCTTTCCACCCCTACAAATGTCACAAACCCTCTCACGATCGGTATTGTAAATTGTGCCGTAAGATATGATCCGGATGATTTATTATACTGGTGGACGAATGTTTTGAATAGAGATCCAGCCCAGTTTATTGCACCGACGGACGTTTTCTTTCCAGGATACCCGTTCCCTTCACCCCATAACATTAGTTTAAATACCTCCTATGCCGTAGAAACTACTTTAGATATTGAATGGGCCATGGCAATGTCACCGCCAAATACAAAAATTAAGGTGTATTGGCCTGGTCACGATGAAATAACCGATCCCGCATTGTCTGAGGTTATAGTGAGTGCATTATCCGATCCGGATGTTGATATTATAACCATGTCATGGGTGTTTGAAATTGAACAAGAAACAAATCCATTCTATCCCGCTTATTTGGAACCCCTCTTCAGACAGGCGGTCGAAAGTGGAAAAACACTCTGCGGAGCTTCGGGCGATTGGGGGTCAACAAACTATAATTTCGATACTTATGGCGTCTATTACCCTGAATCTTCTCCATGGGTCATCTCTGTCGGTGGCACGCAGATTAACGAAACAAATGAAGATGAAGAAGCCTGGTTCGAAATACTCGCTTTAGGTAATTATAGTTCAGGAGGAGGCGGTAAAAGTGTTCTATTTCAGACACCAACTTATCAACAGGGTATTTCGTCTTCTATTTTACAGGGTGCTCGGGGATGTCCTGATATTTCACTTTTAGCAAAAACTTTTTTGATATTTTATGGAAATGATATGAGTTATACTGGAACCGGAACGAGTTATTCGAGTCCTATACTTGCTGGAATTCTTGCAAATGTTCAGCGTTCGACCAAATATTTTGATCCTGTCTATGCTCCATATGGATTTTTAGACTATCTATATAAAATGCCCGATAATTGTTTAAAAGATATAACGGTCGGAACAAATGATATTTTAAACGTATCTGCTGAGCAGCCTCCTACTACATACAATGCCGGGCCCGGGTATGATCTAACAACAGGTCGTGGGAGTATCAACGGCCAAAACTTTTTGAATTATCTGAACACTGTAGATTTAGCTGTGCCGGGCGGGGCTCTTCCTTATGGCGAAAACAACCGGGCATTCGTCTGTCAGTTTAGTCCGGACCTGACGACCGGGTTGAATGCAGTAGCTATCGAGGGAAACAATGTTCAGGGACAGGGACTTGGTGTATCGTCGACATCATCTGGTTCGAACGTATATGTCACCGGGGTCTATATTGGAAGCGCATTTATCTACGATGTTCCGACGGGAAACTATGTCAACTTTGGAGGGAACAACTTCCCAATCTCTGTTGGAATCGCATGGGCATATGTCACTCAGTTCACATCGAACCTGGAACCCGTGAATGGAATTGCGATCGAAGGATTCGAGGATGTAGGATTTGGTGTATCTTCGATGTCGTCGAACGTCTATGTGACTGGATATTACAGGGGACCAGCGAATATTATAGATGTTCGGACGGGTGCACCCGTGACTTTTGGAGGGAATACATTCCCGGCCACATCATTTGGAACTCGATGGGCGTTTGTCGGTCAGTTTACACCGAACCTGGAACCCGTGAATGCGCTGGCGATCGAAGGGAATTATGAAACAGGAAACGGAGTATCGACAACATCTGGCGGATCGAATGTTTATGTGACTGGATATTACTACGGGACCGCGAATATTATAGATGTTCGGACGGGCCAAAAAGTATTTTTTGGAGGTAACTCTCTTCCTTTATCAGACTCAAAAACATCTGCCTTCGTCGCCCAGTTCAGTTCGAACCTGGAACCCGTGAACGCACTTGCGTTTCAGACAAATATAGAGTTTGAATTTAATTCTGGTCAAAGTGTCACGACGACTTTTGATGGTTCATATGTCTATGTGTCTGGATATTACCAAGGGACCGCGAATATTATAGATGTTCGGACGGGCCAACAAGTTTTTTTTGGGAGCAATGCGTTTCCGGACACACAGGGATCTCAATGGGTGTTTATATCAAAATTCACATCGAACCTGGAACCCGTAAATGCTCTGGTTATCAAAGGAAATAATGACCAGGGTTTAAGTATTTCGGTAACACCCGACGGTTCGAATGTATACGTCACGGGATATTATTATAATGGAGCCGCAGACGTATATAATGTTCGGACGGGTGCACCAGTGACTTTCGGAGGTAATTCACTTCCAGATAATTCATTAATAGGATTCGTGCAATATGGCTACGTCGCCCAGTTCAGTTCTGACCTGACGATCGGTCTAAATGCAATTGCGATCGAGGGAACATCTGACATAGGATACGGAGTCTCGACGACAAATTCACGTGTTTATGTCACCGGACATTATAACCCCACTGCAAATATTTATGATGTTCGGACGGGTGCACCGGTGTCTTTTGGAGGGAAAGAGTTTCCGGCGGTTCTGGGTTATTATGGCACAGCTATCTTCATTGCCGAATTCAATTCGTCTTTGACCCCCCTTAATGGGTTGTATATAGTGCCTCCAGATTACTCATACGACTACGATGAAGGAACCGGAGTCTCGGCAGCCCTAGACGGTTCGAGTATCTATGTCACAGGGTATTATACACAAACAGGAAACGTCTATAATGTCAAGACGAACCAAGAAGTGTTTTTTTATGGCAGTCCCGTGCCTCCGTCTCAGCTTCCGTCCTGTTTTACATTTTTTGGAAAGGCGTTCGTCTCTGGGAACAACGTTATCGTGTTACCGCAGATACCTCCACCTTGAGCTGGAGAGAAACACCGGATTTCAGTCGGGTCCCATGGTTTAATTTCATCCTGGAATTGTTCGGTTAATGGGGCTGGATCATCTTTCGTATACCCTGACGGTTCATTGTCGTCCTCGTACTCCTCCTCTTCAAGAATATACAGATATCTTACAGGTTCCTCTTCGTCCTCCTCATCCTCTTCGTCAAAACACCTCATGTATTCCTACAAAAAACAGAACTTTTGTCTACGGCGTTTTTCAACGCAATCTCTGCTGGAGTTTCCGGTGTCCATTCGGCCCATGTCGCGACACACTCATTCATCTTGGACGCTATATCGTCCTCGCCCTCATATTTGAACCACTCTGGGTCCTCCTCCTCTTCGTCTTCGTCCTCTTCGTCCTCTTCTTCATCCTCCTCGTAAATCTCGGGGTACAGAGACCCAATCTGTTTCCCAGTCACGTTCCGGGCCGCATACATGAGTCCGAGACTCATGTCTTCGGCGACGACCACGTCCCGACCGCACGCCTTGGCGTAATGAGCCGCCAATACAGTGGCTGCCTCTATCACTGGCAAGAAGATGTCCTCCATTTTTTGTTAATTCAACCAGTGTCTCTTTTATCTAGCTAAAAAAAGTTTGAAAAGACCATCTTGGCGGACCCGTCCGAAACGTTCAAAAAGTTGTAGCCCCGTGCATAGACTCTGAGGTTGACATTTTCGGTACCGTCAACCAGTTTGACTGTTAGATTTTGATTCAAAATTCGTGAAAAGTTTACGGCACCCGTTGGTGAATCCCATTCGGGGTCGAGACAGAATGAGTACATGTAGAAATACCGGTCCGGGAGTCGGGTGTGAAATTCCAACGGTTGAACGATCCTCAAAAAAGTCGGGGATCCTACATTTTCATAGATTCGCTCGACATTGTTAAAGTCCAGGCGAAGGCTCTCAAGGAGATTTGTTCCGTTTGTGATATAATTTGGACCGGGGTCGTTCGTATAGTTATACCCTCGGGCGGATTCCTTCTGAAGAACAAAATAAAGTTCCTTGATTGGATTGTAAAATTGGAGCGGAAAGGTTCCTTTTGTATTTGGGGCTAGCGTGATAAACTGGGCCAACTGAACCTGTTCGAAAATGTGAATGTGATTTTTTCTCATAAAATTCACTTCGGCATCCGACAGGTATGTATATTCAATGTTGAGATGCGCGTTAAACAGGGCCGTATTGGTGACTGGCGGGTCCGTAAACTCGATCGACGGGTTCCATGCGATCCGGATCGAAACATCCTCACGAAATGCACACAAGGGAAGTCCTTTTTTAAAGAGCGAAAACCTGAGCGGAACTGTATAGACTGCGTTAGGAGGTGAAGAGTTTGTCAGGTATTTTCCATCCAGAGCTTTGAGTCCGTATTGTTTGGCGGCTGGAATTTCCATGTCAAATTTCATCTCGATATACTCACCCCAAAGACGTTCGACAAGTTCGGACCCTATGTAGAGTTCTATGTACTGGAACATGAGTGTCCCGGCCGAGTCCAACACATTGGTCGTGGGTGGCAGGGCCGGGAACTGGACCCAGAGATACATGTCCGTGATCAAATCACCGGACCTTGGCAAAATGAGTTGACGCTGAGTCCCAAAGTTGGCCCCATTTTCATAGAAGGAAACCTTTTCGACCCGTGACGAGAACAAAGTCTGGCCTTTGAATTTCTCTATGAAATAGGACACCTCGGGCTGACCACTGAGTGAGATTTCCTCGGGGCCAATAAAAGCCAAACTGGCACGTCCGGCCATTACTGATACAGACCGAGAACTTAATTAAACATGATTCCGCCCAGTCCGTTCTCAACCCTGAGTATGTTTTGGGACACGGCCAAAACCCTGAAACTCTGATTGGGACCTGGTGGAACCTCATTCAGTTCAAGAAGAATCTGACGGATACGACTGAAATTAATCTGGCCGGACGGGTTTGGACTGTTTGGATCGGTCGAGAATGAATACAGAAAAAACTGACGACCAGGTATAGTCGATCCGGGAGGAATCGAAAAGAAGTTTATGTGGTGATTCATGGGCTCGATGGTTCCCAGATATATAGCGTCGGTCGGGTCCGCCAAAAAAGCATCCTGACCGTTGAATGTGAGTCCGAGACTCTGGAGCCCGTTGTTCGAATAGTCGTATGGAGCGGTCCCTTGGTTCTGGAGAACAAAAACGAGCTCCTTGACTGGGTTGATGAAATTTAATTCCAAAATGTGTTTGGGCTGGTTTGGAAAGAGTGCAAAATCTTGATACTGGGACTGGGTCATCACATAATCCAACCGGTGGTTCTTGAACCAATCAATTTCTGGGTCCGCCAGGTAGACGTACTCAGTGATGATGGTCGCGGCAAGTCTCGGGTCGGGAATCTGGACGCTCGTCAAATTTTCAAACTCGTTAAACGTGAGCCAAACCTCGACGCTATGTTTTCCCAAGGCGCACATGGGCACGGAAAGTTCGGGTGCTCCATAAAAGTAAAAGGGCAAATTGACATAATATGTTCGACCCGGGTCAGGAACCGATGTTCCCGTATCGTATTTTCCAGTCAAAAGTTTGAGGCCCGCCTGATTTTCCAAAGGGACGTTGAGCTCGTTCCAGAGTTCTATATACTCGCCCGTCAGACGCTGGACCGTCTGACCACCGATCCTCAATTCGGCCGAAAGGATCGCAAAGGTACCTACCGAGTCGCAATAGTTATAGGGCGGAAAAAGAACGCCCATCGGGATATATGCGGTCTCGATCGGGTAGACTGTGACGTATGAAGAACTGCCAAGCGTCACTGGAATAACAATTCCATTGAACGAAAGATAATAATAATTATTCGTATCCGTGATTCTGACCGGGAACGAAACCACGTATGAAGAACCAGACGCGTCCCATTCACTTATGTTGTATTGATAGACGAGCGTGTTCGCACCGGCATTGTCACCTGCATTGAGAAATGAAACAAACTGGCTCGGTGCACCACTGTCTCGCACCACACCCCTGAAAATTGAAGAAACCATATACGTGCCCGGATTTACAATTCTAAATTTTCCACTTGGTTTTATATATACATTACTACTGTCGTATTGATTCGTATAACTGGCGACATTTATGAACCCGTTCGAATCTATAGACCCTGCGCCGGTTGCGAGAATGCCATTATCAATGTTTTTTATGGCGACAAATGTTCCCGGGACGGTATATGTGCCCGTTCCACTATACGGAACTATAGAATAAATATTTGATGAATTTAATTCCGAAATTGGAAAGCTGAAAGCCCATGTCTGATCCTTTTGAATAACCGTCCAGACACGGGTCAGTTGCTGGTACACGTCAATGCGGGTCACATCCGCTCCTATAACTCCCGAGAAGAGATAATTGCCATTTAAATTGCTAAATTTACCGTTTGATGAACACGACACCTGGGACGGGAAATTTCCGAGGGGAAAAAAAGGAATCTGGGCCGACGGGCTCACGGGCTGTCCCGGGGCTGGTGCCGCAATGAGATCGACCGGTTCAATCACCATGTAGGTTCCATTTACAAACGAAATTGGCGTCCCATTGGTCGAGGCGTAAAAATAGTAATATTGGGTCGGGTCGGTGACCACGACCGGAAGGATAATCTGGGTCGTCGGGTTTGGTGAGTTTGCAAGTGTATACGTCCAGTCAAATGTCTGTTGTTGAGGAGAAAATACCGCACTCGCCTGATGGCCATAACTCACAGTCTGAATTGTGCCTGAACCAGGCCCGAGCGTAAACCCAAGCTGGACCGTGTAGTATCCGGCCGAGGCAAATTTATAGAGACCGTTTGCTTGAATACCGGGAGCCCAGTCCGAAAGGTTTAAGAAAATCTGGGTATCGGGAAACACGGGGTCCCTATTTATCCATCCGGCGAGCTGGAGTGAAAAGTCCGGCACGAGGTTCCCGGACAGGTCCGCGTTATAAATGAGGTTACTTCCACTCACAAAAGTGTAATTCTCGGGATCGAACCCCCAAAAAAGAGGTTCATTGCTCGGAACAATCACGTTACTTATGCCCGTAAAAAGAAACTTGTTCAAGGCTGACGAATACGCGACATTCGATGTAAATGCCGTGCCCCACACGTCCAGTGTGTTTGAAGAATAATACGGGACATCCGTATACGTTCCAGAAAAAGGACCGACTATACTTCCATTCCCGAGTCCGAACCAGAGAGTCGGAAAGTTTTGGGGCGAAGGCATGATCGGCCAGGTCCAGTTGGGCGTTGGTGTATACAGGCCCGGGAGATCCATTTTGAGTAAAAGGCCTCGGACCAGATCACCCTTGGCTGGAATTTCACAGACGGCCGTGTCCCCGAACCGCAGATTCTGCGTCTTGAATGGAATCTCATACGCCTCGAGTGCAAAAGGTGTATGCTGGTTGTATTTTCCGGCAAAATAGGTAACCTGGGGAGATCCTACGAGATATGCATCCTGCTGGCCAATGGCCGCGAGTTCTATATATCCAGAACTCATCCTGATAATGTATCAGAACTTATTTCGGGGTGAGGTTCCGCGCCTCAGGGCCTCATGAATTTTGTTTTGAAATTGTAATTGGGAATGACCCTCCAGTTGCGAAAATTTGACCCGTCCACAATGGGGGACGACAAGGTTTGTGTATTTATAGGAAAGCGAGGGACTGGTAAAAGCACACTCGTGACTGACATTCTCTGGAACAAAAAGCACTTGCCGGCCGGTATTGCAATGTCCGGAACAGAGGAGGGCAATGGATATTACAAACAGTTTATTCCCGACCTGTTTGTCTATGGAGACTATAACAAGGATGCGCTCGAGAAGCTGATTGAGCGTCAAAAAAAGCTCTTGGCGATCGGGAAATGTCACCCAGTCTTTGTCCTCATGGACGATTGCATGTATGATCGATCATTCATGCGGGATGTGTGTATCCGTCAACTCTTTATGAATGGACGACACTGGAAGATTTTCTTTATGATGACGACCCAGTATTGTATGGATATGACACCCATGATTCGGACCAACGTGGACTATGTCTTTACACTCAGAGACAATGTTCGTCAGAATCGTGAAAATTTATACAAGGCGTTTTTCGGGGTTTTTCCAAACTTTGACCAGTTTTGTCAGGTTATGGATGCATGCACAGAGGATTACGGATGCCTTGTCCTGGATAACACATCCAAGTCGAACAAGATTACGGACTGTGTGTTTTGGTACAAGTCTCCCATCAGGAAAAACTTTCGCGTCGGGTCTCCGGCATTTTGGCAGATGCACCAAAAACACTACAATCAGAAACCCGCCAGTCGTCCAGTGTCCGAACCAGTTTCAAATCGCAGGGGTGGGACGGTCACAGTTGTGAAAAAACCTGCGTCCTAAAATTGTTTGAATTTTCAAACAAAATTACATATGCAGACGTATGATCCGAGTGCGAGTACCCTGATGAGTGAAATGCGGACACCGACCATCGAGGAAGAACTCGCCCGGACACCCCAGAAGAAAGAGGGTGTCCCGACCGGGTTATTGGAGCCAGAAAAAAAGATTGACGAATCTCAAATGGCTGACTTTTCTACACCTATCGATGAAATTATGGAGGATCCAGCGATGATGAGCATGCAGTCCCAGCCACAGCAGCAGCAGCCGCAGCAGCAGCAGGCTAAGAAGACCAAGAACCCGTTCGGTCTGACTGACGAGCAGTTTCAGGCGGCTCTCGCGGGTGTCGCTGCTATCGTGGCGTTTTCCAAACCGGTCCAGGGCCGTCTCGGGTCCATGGTTCCATCCTTCATGAACGAGGCGGGCGAGGCATCCATGACGGGCCTGGCCGTAACGGCGCTCGTCGCGGCGATCCTGTTCTTCTTTGCGAAAAAGTTTCTGATGGACAGAACCTGAGTCCGCAGGACTCAGTGTCAAAAGGCCTTCGGCCTTTGTCACTCACTTCAAACTGTCCCCGCAATACTGATTACCATGTGAAGGTATGTATAGACCAGCACTTATACAAACCTCTTTGAGTTTTTTAAAATGATCCCAAAAATGAGTCGTATGGTCATATTCACGAACAGACATGTGAGCGAGTTCGTGCATGAGCACATATGTCGCAGAATTTAGATCGTCTCCCTCCAGAC